TCATCAGTCTGGCCGAGGCACAGATTGAGAGACAGCTACGCACACGACAGATGATTGTGCGTGCCACTGCATCCTTTGCAGCGGCTGCTGAGTACGGCACAGTGCCTGATGATTTCTTGGAAGCCAAGGCCATCAAGCTCAACACCAATCCAGTGACCAATCTGACATTTCAGACGATTGATGCCATGGATTCATTGTCGAACACCACTTACTTGTCCAGCGGCAAGCCACTGTATTTCAGCGTGGTGGGCAACCAATTCAGACTGTTGCCGATACCTGATGGCGCATACACAGCAGAGCTGGTCTATTACGCAAAATTGACAAAGTTGTCATCGACTGTCGCTACAAACTGGCTGCTGACACAAGCGCCTGATGTTTATTTGTACGGCGCACTTTTACAGGCTGCGCCATACTTGCAAGACGATGCGAGAATCACTGTGTGGTCATCGTTATATGCCGCTGGTTTAGAGCAGTTGCAGGTTGCTGATGATCGTGGCTCAACCTCTGGCGGCGCAATCTTGGCAAGAGCAAGGACATTCGGATGATGATCACCACCACCAAAGGCGACATGGATGAGTCCTTGTTGCACAAGTCTGAGGGTTCGATTGAGAACGACAAAGAGATCATCAGTTGGGTTGAATATCGTTTGGATGACGAACTGGTACACAGATCAGTCCATGTTGTGTTGAAACAAAGTGTCGCAGCCGATGGCGTTGCGGCAGCAATAGGATAAGGATTAAGTCATGGCGAACGCACAGGCAATGTGTACAAGTTTTAAAGGTGATTTGCTGACCGGCATTCACAATTTCGGCACAGGTGTTGTGCGTGCATCAACTGCCGCTGACACTTTCAAGGCGGCTTTGTACTTGGACAGTGCCACCATCAATGCCTCTACAACCGCATATACGACCACTGGAGAGGTTTCGGGTTCAGGCTATACCGCAGGTGGTGTCACCGTCACATTTGGCACTCCACCGAGCACCAGCGGCACGACAGCGTTTGTCACGCCAAGCGCCAGCATCACATATGCCGCAGTTACCTTGTCAACCGCATTTGATTGCGTGTTGATCTATAACTCAAGTCAGTCCGACAAAGCGGTTAGCGTTCATACATTTGGCAGTCAGACCGTGACTGCTGGGACATTCACGCTGACCATGCCCACCAATGACGCAAGCACCGGCCTGATCCGGTTGGCTTAACCGAGGAGCAGCGGCATGGCTGCTTATGGAACAGGCTACTATGGACTTGGTGTCTATGGCATAGGCAATGTTGTCATCAGTGGAAATTCAGCCACTACTGCCATTGGCACGCTGCTGACCAATGTTTCCATTCAAGAAGATGGCACGATTGCCACCGGCAATGTAGGCACAGTCGGCATCAACAGGACTGTGGCCATCACTGGCAATTCAGCCACTGGCGCTGTCAACTCGCTATTTGCCTCACCCATCATCACAGGCAATGCGGCCACTGGTGCTGTTGGAACGGTGATTGGCGCGGTTCTCACACTTCAAGCCATTACAGGCGTTGAGGGTACAGGCGAAGTTGGCACAATCGGTTTCAGTATGTCTGTCATGGTGTCGATCAGTGGCGTTGACGCGGCTGGATCGGTTGGCACAATGACTGGATATGGATGGGGTGTTGTGCCTGATTCCTCGGAATCTTGGACACCAGTTTCAGACACCTCAGAAAATTGGTCTGATTTAGCAGACAATTCAATCACTTGGCAAGAAGCCGCGTAAGGGGATTTAAGAATGGCAGATACCACGACAAGCAACCTATTGCTGACAAAGCCAGAAGTTGGCGCAAGTACTGACACTTGGGGAAGCAAAATCAACACCGATTTGGATAGTGTTGATGCCGTTTTCGCTGCCGCAGGCACTGGCACATCAGTTGGCTTGAACATTGGCGCAGGCAAGACATTGGCGGTGGCAGGCACAGCGTCTGTCTCTGGCACATTCACTGTCTCGGCAACCGATGCCATCAAGATTGCGTCAGGCACTACGGCACAGCGGCCAGGCTCACCGGCGGCTGGCCAGCTCCGATACAACACCAGTCTGAACAAATTTGAAGGCTACAACGGCACTGTGTGGTCTTCAGTGGGTGGCGGTGCAACTGGTGGCGGTGCTGATACCGTGTTCTATGAGAACACGCTCACCGTGACCACAAACTACACACTCAGCTCTTCCAACAATGCACACAGTGTTGGCCCGATAACCATTAACAGCGGCATCACCGTCACCATTCCAAGTGGTGCACGCTGGGTTGTGCTTTGACCTAAAGGAAAAATATGTCATCAGTCGTTATCTCAGGAGACACCAGCGGGGCTATCACGGTAGCAGCGCCTGCTGTTGCTGGTACAAATACGCTGACGCTTCAAGCCGCCACTGCGACAAATGCTGTCAATAAATTGGAAACGGCGGTTGCGTCTACCAGTGGAACAAGCATTGACTTTACAAGTCTGCCAAGCTGGATTAAGCGCATCACGGTGATGTTTAGTGGTGTGAGTACGAGTGGTACGAGTAGTCTGCTTGTTCAACTTGGTGATTCAGGCGGCATTGAAAATACTGGTTATTTAAGCACTTCCATAACCGATGATACGGGTGGCGGTTCACTTGGAACAAGCTCAACTGCTGGATTTGTTTACTATCAAGATCAAGCCAGCTATGTAGGGTATGGCATAGTCACAATAGCTTTAGTCAGCGGGAATATTTGGGTTTCTAGCCATACAGGAAGAATGACCACTACCAATGTCGTTACAGGCGGCGGTGGAAAAACTCTCTCTGACACACTGACCCAAGTCCGCATCACCACAGTCAACGGTACGGACACCTTTGACGCTGGCTCAATCAACATTCTGTACGAAGGATAATCATGTCAATACTTGCTTTAACTTCTGACACGCTAATTGGTACAGCAGCCGCTGGCAACATTGAATACAACGGTCAATTCTTTGGGACTGACAGCAATGCGTCACGGGCGCAGATGCAGAGGATTACGCAAGGCACTGCTGTTGCATCTACCAGTGGGACAAGCATCAACTTCAACAGCATCCCCTCATGGGTGAAGCGGGTTACTTGTATTCTTAGTTCTGTACAAGTTAGTGGTGCTTCAACCATATTGGTGCAACTTGGTACATCTGGTGGCGTTGTTACTTCTGGTTATACAAATACTGCTGGTTCAATAAATACTACTAACAACACTACTAGGGGTGCTGCTTCAACAAGTGGTATTTTGACTTATGGCGGAGGTAGCGCATCGGCTTATGTTTTTAGTGGTTCAATTGTTTTTGTAACACTTGGTTCAAACATTTGGATTGCATCAGGAACAACAAACAATTCTAACAACGATTCAACTACAACCGCTGGCCGAGTTTCTTTAGGCGGTACATTGGATAGAGTTCGGTTCTTTACAACCAACGGCACTGACACCTTTACCGCTGGGTCTGTAAATATCATGTATGAAGGATAAACGATGAGTACAGTAATCGATGGTTCAGCAAGCGTCACGATCAACAATGGTGCGGTACTGGGGATTACCTCTGGCACTGCTGTTGCCAGCACATCAGGTGTAAGCGTTGATTTTACAGGCATCCCATCGTGGGCGAAGCGAATCACGGTGATGTTTAGTGGGGTATCTTGGTCAACAACAGGGCCTTTTTTGCGAATTCAAATAGGCTCGGGGTCAGTTGAAAATACTGGATATACAGGGGCGCAAACAAATATAAATGGTGCTGGTACTGCCTCATGGCAAACCGCATTTACAGCGGGATTCGACGTTTCTTCACTCTCTGCTGTTGCTGATACTGTATCTGGACAAATGGTTCTTTGCACCCTTGGGTCAAACATTTGGACAATGTCTGGCGGGATTGTTCGATTAGGGGCATCTGTGCAAATGTTGTCTCAGTTTGCGGGAATTAAAACAACATCGGGCGCTTTAGATAGATTACGCATAACTACATCTAATGGCACTGACACCTTTGACGCTGGTTCAATCAACATCATGTATGAAGGATAAAAAATGACACACAGAATCGTTGTAAATGTCCAAACTGGTGAAACCACCATTGTTGAGTACACACCTGAAGAACAAGCAATCCATGATGCGGCAGTAGCGGCACAGCAAGCAGAGGCTGAAGCACAGGCTCTTGCAGAGGCACAGGCTTTGGCTGAGGCACAGGCGGCACAGCAAACCACTACAGAACAAGCACCATGAGTCCTGACCTACAAAAGTATTATGAATCCCGATTTGAGATGATGGGGAATCAAGGGTGGAAGGATTTAATTATTGATATTGACAATATGATAGAGTCACTCAATAATATAAGCGTAATTCCTGATGAAAAGACCTTGCAGTTCCGCAAAGGAGAACTTTCCATCTTGACTTGGCTGAAAACCTTGAGAGAGGTCAGCGAACGAGCCTACGAGGAATTGAATGAAAAGAATGTTTGAATTTGCCTGTGAAAACGGGCATAAAACCGAAAGACTCTGTGATTATGAGACGCAGAGTTTCAGGTGCGAATGCGGAGAAACAGCCAACCGCATACTCAGTGCGCCAGCCTTTAGGTTGGAAGGGTGGTCTGGAGCATTTCCATCAGCGCATGGAAGGTTTGAGAAAAGCCATCTTGACAAACTAAAGTCTGAACGCAAGCAAAACTCATAAGCAGAAATGCCGAGTTTAATGTCCTAAAACCGATTTACGGCAGGAAAAGGAAAAAATATGTCGATTGTTGACAATGATGACCAGACGCTAAGTGAGTTAGAAGCAGTTGAGAGCAAGAAGCAACAGACTGAACTTCAGGACTTGCCCGAGAAATACAGGCAAAAAACCCTTGAAGAAGTGGTCAAGATGCACCAAGAGGCTGAGAAAGTCATTTCTCGCCAAGGCAATGAGGTTGCAGAGGTTCGCAAACTGGCAGATGAACTGATTAAGCAAAATCTGTCGTCTAAACAAGAGACTATTGAAAAAGAGCCAGAAGTAGACTTTTTTGAGAATCCTAAAGAGGCGGTTCGTAAAACTGTTGATAACCATCCTGATGTTTTGGCGGCTAGACAAGCCAGTCAAGACTTCAAAAAGATGCAGATTCAGCAAAAGCTGGCGCAAGAACACCCTGATTTCGGTCAGATTGTTCAAGACTCAGACTTTGTCGATTGGGTGAAATCTTCACCTGTTCGCATAGGTCTGTACGCAAAAGCTGATGGTGAATTCGATTACGACAGTGCCAACGAATTGTTGACCACTTACAAACAGTTGAAAGGTGTTAAGGCAAAGCAGACATCTGACGCAGGGGAAACTCAGCGTAAGACTAGCCTTAAAGCCGCAAGTGTTGATGTAGGTGGTACAGGGGAATCTGGAAAAAGAGTTTACCGAAGGGCTGATCTAATTCGGCTGAAGATGACTGACCCTGCTCGCTACGAAGCCTTGAGTGATGAAATTTACCAAGCGTATTCCGAGGGCAGAGTCAAATGACTTAACTAATCGTTTTTTGGAGATTTAACATGGCAACAGCATTTAACCCCAGTAACTCAGTTACTACCACCACATCCGCAACATTCATCCCCGAAATTTGGAGTGATGAGATTATTGCGGCTTACAAGAAAAACTTGGTTTTGGCAAACCTAGTAATGAAGATGAACTTCAAAGGTAAGAAGGGTGATGTGGTTCACATCCCTGCACCTACCCGTGGTACAGCTTCATTGAAAGCCGCTGAGACAGCAGTCACTTTGATTGCCGCCACAGAGACAGAAGTTCAAGTGTCAATCAACAAGCACTACGAATATTCTCGTCTGATTGAGGACATCGTTGAAGCCCAAGCCTTGAACAGCTTGCGTAACTTCTACACCTCAGACGCTGGCTATTCCTTGGCAAAGCAAGTTGATACCGACTTGATTCAGTTGGGTCGTGCGTTCAACGGTGCTACCGTTGGTACAAACGATTACGCTACTGCCACCTCATCCACCAAAGCCTTTGTTGGTAGTGATGGCACAACTGTCTACAACAGTTCAACTTCCAATGCCGCCGCATTGACAGATGCCGCCATTCGCAGAACCATTCAGCGTTTGGATGACAACGACACCCCAATGGACGGTCGTTTCTTCATCATCCCTCCATCAAGTCGCAATACTTTGATGGGCTTGTCTCGCTATACCGAGCAAGCATTTGTGGGTGATGGAAACGCAATCCGCAATGGTGAAATTGGCAACCTCTACGGTATCCCTGTATTCACAACAAGCAATGCTGACACTGCGGCTGGTAACTCCACCACAGACCGTATTTGCTTGATGGGTCACAAGGATTCAATGGTTCTGGTTGAGCAAATTGCTGTGCGTTCACAAGTCCAGTACAAGCAAGAGTACCTTGCCACACTGTTCACATCTGACACTCTGTATGGAGTGAAGGCAGTTCGTGCGGCAGCTTCCACTGGTGCGGCATTGTCCTCATCTGCCTTTGCTTTGGCAGTTCCAGCCTAATTGCAGTTGTCCCTCCTACTTCTAGCAATAGGGGTAGGGGGACTTTTTTAACCTAATTAGGAGAGATAAAAATGGCAACCGCTTCAGCAGTAGTTTCACGCAGAGGTAATGACCAGTTTCGGGGCTTGTTCTCTGATACTTGGTCGGTAAAAGCAACCCTTGACGCTGGTTCGCTAGTCGATGGCGCAGGGGAAACAGACGATGTAACAGTGGCTGGTGTCGCTTTGGGTGACATGGTTATTGGTGCATCTTTGGGTGTGGATTTGGTTGGTTTGACAGTTACTGGCTATGTTAGTGCCGCCAATACCGTCAAGTTCCGCATTCAAAACGAGTCAGGTTCAACAGTGGATTTGGCATCTTCTACTTTGCGAATCGTTGTGGTTCGCATGGTGTAAGGATAGGGGGGGGCTAGTCCCCCCTTTCTCATTTGAGGGGTTTTATGGCTACTTTTCGCTGTCTTCAATCAGGTAACACTGTGACCTTTACCTTGCCACATGACATTGCGTCAATGATTGGGCATCAAGGTTATGTGAGGATTGATGAGGCAGAAGTAACCAAAGAATCTGTAGAATCAGAGACTAGAACAGATACCGCCTTTCGTGCGCCTGTTATCCCAACAATCAAGCGTATGGGTAGACCCAGAAAGGTTATAAATGTCTGATATTGACGCAAGAGACTTTGGCAAATTAGAGGCTCAAGTAGAGGCACTCCAAAAGGAGATGCACCAGTTAAGCACAGATGTAAAAGCCTTACTTGAACTTGCCAACAAAGGCAAAGGTGGTTTTTGGATGGGTATGACCATCGCTTCATTCATGGGCGGTGTGATTACCTTTGTGGCTGACCGACTCTGGAAATAAGGAGAACACTATGCCTATGGTTGGAAAAAAGAAGTTTCCCTACTCTGAAAAAGGGGAGAAAGAAGCAAAAGAATACGGCAAGAAGAAGGGTGTTCCTGTGACCATCATGGTTGCTATTGGAAAACCTAAAGGTTTGCCTATGCGTGGTGGCAGAACTGCTACTAACATGATGAAGAAATCAGGTCGTGGCAAATGAAAAAGACCAAAGCACAAGCCAAGATCAGCAAGGTAATGCGTGAATATAAGGCGGGTGAATTGCACTCTGGCAAAGGTGGCAAGGTCGTAAAGAACCCAAAACAGGCAGTTGCCATTGCTTTGAGTGAAGCAGGGATGTCTAAGCCAAAGAAGAAGATGAAATGAAAACTGGCTTGTACTCAAACATCAATGCAAAACAGGCTCGTATCAAGGCAGGGTCTGGCGAGAAGATGCGTAAAGTAGGTAGCAAGGGTGCTCCTACAGCGGCTGACTTTAAACAGGCGGCAAAGACTGCAAAGAAACCTAAAAAGGTGAAGTGATGAAAACTCCTGCTTGGCAACGCTCCGAGGGCAAAAATCCCAAAGGGGGGTTGAATGCCAAGGGGAGAGCGTCTTATAATGCGCAAACTGGTGGTAATCTGAAAGCACCAGTTAAGTCGGGGGACAACCCTCGCAGAGCAAGTTTTTTGGCTCGCATGGGCAATATGGCTGGTGCTGAGTACAAAGATGGTGAACCGACTCGATTGCTTCTTTCGTTAAAGGCTTGGGGGGCTTCCTCAAAAGCTGACGCAAAGGCAAAAGCTAGAGCAATTTCCGAAAGGAATAAGGCGAAGGCAAAATGAGAGCATTATCGGTTGGAATTAGTCCCACAGCGGCAGTTGATACGACAGTCTACACCTGTCCAACGGGCTATTACGCCAAATTCACCGTGATGTACATCCACAATACTGGTGCATCTACTAAGCACATAACTGTTCAGTGGTTTGACGCAAGTGCTAATGCCACGCTAGATATTTTGACCCAATACACTTTTACAGCAAAAACCTATCTTCAGTTTGATGGTGGCGCATACATTGTTTTTGAAGAAGGTGACAAACTCAAAATCACTACTGAATCTGGTTCATCATTTAGCTTTATTGCCACATTTGAACAAATAGGATTGACAAGACAATGACCTACCTAGAACTCATCAACGATGTATTGATTCGGTTGCGTGAAACAACTGTATCAACAAATGCCGAAACAACTTACTCTACTTTGATTGGCAAGTTTGTCAATGATGCCAAGCGTCAAGTTGAAGATGCGTTTGCTTGGAATGTTTTGGGTCAGACAATTACTGTGACTACTGTTGCGAGTACACCGTCATACTCTTTGACTGGTGCTGGTCAAAAGTTTCAGATTCAAGATGCCATCAATGTCACAAGTAATGTTGGCATGATGAACATTAGCTTTGTGGACATGAACCGCAAACAAAACTTCTTGCCTTTGGTCAACGCTATTCCAACTGAATTCACCTTTGATGGTGTAGATGGTAATGGAGATACAAAGGTCAGTTTGTTTCCAATACCAGATGGTGTTTACTCAATCAAGTTTGCATTGACAGTGCCTCAAGCCACACTCTCTGCTGATGGTACAAGTGTTCTTGTTCCTGATGTGTTGGTGGCTCAAAATGCTTATGCAAGGGCATTGGTTGAGCGTGGTGAGGATGGTGGTTTGTCTTCATCTGAAGCGTATTTGTTGTACAAGTCAATGCTCTCTGACCACATTGCTTTAGAAGGCACTCGTTACCCAGACACAGGGGAGTTTGTTGCGATATGAGCCAACAGATTCAAGCCTACAGCATCTCAGCCCCCGGCTTTTATGGGTTGAACACTCAAGACTCGCCTCTTGATTTGAATGCTGGCTTTGCCTTGGTTGCGACAAACTGCATCATTGACCAGTATGGTCGTATTGGTTCACGACAAGGTTGGTCAAGGGTAAATGCTTCTTCGGGCAACCTTGGTGCAAATGATGTCAAGGTCATCCATGAGTTAGTGCAAGAAGATGGTTCTTTGACTGTTCTTTTCACTGGCAACAACAAGCTGTTTAAACTTGATGGGTCAAACAATGTTGTGGAATTGACCTACGGGGGGGGTGGTACTGCACCAACTATTACCGCAAGTAATTGGCAATGTGCCTCTTTAAATCAGATCACTTATTTCTTTCAGTCAGGCTATAACGCACTGATCTATGACCCTGCTGTATCCACA